CCACCGACTATTCCACATATTCCTATACATACTGATACAGATATTATTAGAGCAGTTTTAAATTTTTTGAACTTTAAAAACAATAAATTATCCAGAGAGTATATTATAATATAAATATATATAATAATATTACATTATTAAACTTTTCTTTTAATAATGTATGAAAAAGTTACACAGAACGTTTAAAAAAAAAGATTATATAAGCGGAGATGGTATGGTCACAACTATATGGGGTCCGGGTATGTGGCATTTTTTACATACAATGTCGTTTAATTATCCCATAAATCCTACCGACGAAGATAAAATTCACTATAAATCTTTTATTGAAAATCTCCAATATATTCTTCCGTGTAAATATTGTAGACAAAATCTAAAGCGTAATCTAAAGATGATGCCGTTAACATCAAAAGTAATGGCAAGCAGAGACAGTTTTTCAAGATACATTTATAATTTACACGAAACTGTTAATAAATTGTTAAACAAAAAATCAGGATTATCGTATTGTGATGTGAGGGAAAGATATGAACATTTCAGATCGAGATGTACTCAAGATATCAAAGAATCTATGGTAACGCCAACTATAAAAAAAACACGTAAACATATAAATATAAATATAAAAAAACCGGAAAAGGGGTGTACAGAACCATTATATGGGCAAAAAGCCAAGGCGGTTATACAAATAGTACCAAAAACCCAAGTATGCGAGACGTTACAGATTGATGATAGATGTTTGAAAGAATACAAACATATCAATGCCTAATTGTATGGTGGATTACTGTTTTTTAATGACTTGTAAGCGTCTTGTATATATGTTAAATTAAGATTTTCTTTATAAAAATTTACGTTACATACTCCGCCGTAAAGTCCGTTTGAACTTCCGATTACAATATTATCAAGACTCATATAAGGAGATACGCTCTGTAAAGAGCCTACCAATGCTCCGTTTAAAAACATATCCATTGTACCGTGATCATAATTTACTACAATATTGTTCCACTTTTGGAGCATTAAATTTTCAGAATTATAAATTTCTAAATCTCTAGAGGTTGATGCAATGTTATCTGTAGTAACACGGACTCTTAATTTATTTAAAAGAGCGTTATATTCTATAGCTGGTTTATCGCCATATGATAATAGATTTGAATATTTCGAATAAGCGCTATTCGTATTTGGAGGATTCGAGTTTATATAAAACCAACCAGATAAAGCATAATGGTAATTGAAAATAATCGGTTTATCTGTATTTCCGTATAGTTCTTCGAACGAGCCAACAGTTATCTGTCTGTTTAGATTTTCGGGTTCTTTTAACAATTGAATCCCTGGACTAGTATAGTATTTCTGTAAAATGTCTGGTACGAACACCCAAGACAATATAATAATTGCTTCTATAAGTAATATAATTTTAGTTTGAATATTAGTTAAATCGTACTGGTATTTTAGAAAATATATAATATTTGTAGAGATTTTTTTTACATCTTTAATATACCGGAACGCATAATATATCAGCCCAGAGAAAAGCGAGAGATAGAAAATTCCAAATATAACAGACTTGTGTGATAGAAATGTTAATACGTATTTAAGAACGAATGATGATATAATAAAAATAACCATTGTGATACCGGTCTTTGTTAATATATTTATTTCATTTACATCTGATGGTTTGTCTTTGCTATATTGAAACCAAAATAATATAATATACATAACCCCAACCATAATAACAGACATTTTTGTAGCATTTTCGTATTTATTTACTATATCAAAAGGGTTGTAAATGTATACAAGTATAAGAAATAGAATATATTCTATTAATTCGGTTATACCAAAATATAACGTATTTGAGTAAATTATACCGTTGATTTTTTTATTTACAGAGGATGTATCCATAATTATAGAGAGTATAATTTAATACAATTATTTTCATTATAGAATATATAATGGAGTTTAATATGAGTAAAAATGCCATCTTTTGTATAGGATTATTACTGATTATACTCTTTGCGAGTTATATCAACTCAAGAGAAGGGTTCGAAACGAATAGTTTAGGACGAAATTCAGTAAATAGCATCATAAGTTCGACCTACAATGAATTAAGCGAAGAAATCGGGCCTCAACCAGCGTCAAATAGTTCTTTGTTGCCAGATTCGTCGGACTCAAAATCTCAACCAGCAGATGCTAAAAATACAGTTAAACCAACCACGCCCAATAATAATAATAATAATAATAATAATAATAGTTATTCTTCATATACAGCGCCAGCAGGGGATACTGTTTTGTATAATAAACGACATAAAAAACCGTCAAATATACCTAAACATAAAATTCCTCCAGGCGATGAAGATTTATATATACTTAAGTCTGAAATAGTTCCTCCGGTTTGTCCAGCTTGCCCAAACTTAGTTTCATGTCCTAATAATAATAATAATAATAATACTAATTCTTCAACACCTCCTCCGTGCCCACCGTGCGGTAGATGCGACGAGCCATCATTCGAGTGCAAGAAGGTTCCAAATTATAACAGTAATAGTAAGAAGATGAGCGATTATCTTCCCCAACCAGTCGTTAATAGCTTTAGTCAGTTTGGCATGTAGATATGAATTGGTTTGCTTCATTGAGTCGTGTAATTAGAGTTCCGTAATCAATAATAACGGATATATGGTACAATGTTAAGTGAATTTCGTGTTCATTTGTATATGTTTTGTATAGGTTAGTTAAATTGAATAAATTGTGTGTAAAATTATGTAAAAAATGAGAATGAATTATATTTTTATACAAAGCATATTTGATGTTAACGTGTTCGTTCATAACAGCGTTTAAAATTGAAACTTGGTAATTTTTATATGTCAATATTTTATGGTAATTGTTAAACTCGGAATGGGTTATTTTAACACCGGGTTCATACAGAATAGGATGCTCGCTGAGAATAGAACATAGAGTTAATAGTACAGACGTTATAGACTGACAGCTGGTCCATTGCTCTCCGTACCAAGTATTCAATAAAGATAAACATATGTTACCGTTTATATACATATTTGGATGAAACCGCATAATGCCATCTCCCGTGAGAAGTGTTACGTAAGGCGGAGAAATGGGGTAATCTAAAGGGAACTTAAAGTCGAATAAATAGTATCCGTTTTCATAAGGAGTTCCAATTTGTCCTATAATAAGAGCACTGCCGCATAGTACATTTTCTTCGTCGTGTATATAATGAATTCCATGCGAATGTAACGGGTCTTTTAATATATTTTTATAATCTTTGACAATGCGATTAAGTGCAATTTTACTTATACTATTAAAGGTATCTACTCCCATATTTATTTACAATTATAATTATTATGTTGATTTCTTAAATTAAATCAACAAATGGTAATGAATATAAAAATTGTCATAAATATTTATGACAATTTACGTGTTTAAAATTATTATATGTAACGTAATAATAATAATAATAGATTCTTAATAATTGCGCAAGTAAATGATTCAACTGATACAATCGGTAATAATAAAATAGATGATAAAGTTCATATTATATGTATCAATACAATTATTTATTATTTCGACGATGTCGTTTATTTTCGGAAAAATCGATTACAGGTGTTTCGACTCTGATATATGCCCCATATTTAGGGTCGGATTCGTATAAAAATAGCTCCGTTACAATATTCTTAATTTCATTTAATTCATCCACTTTCAAATCACGAGTATGTATAATTTCGTTATATTTACATATCGTGTTACTAAGATTAATTTTAATAGATGATAAATCGTCGTTCCTCATAGCTTGTAAATGGATGTTAAATTGGTCGTTGTCCATTATAATCTATTCGATTGATGTTTTTATATCATTATAAACGGCAATATACAAAGGCGTAATAAATTATAACAGATTATCAATCGGTTAATATAAACCTATAATAATAAATTAAATATGTCGCAAGAAAACCGATTAGTGATAAATATACAGAATAAATCATTCTATTTTTGTTGGTACGATTTACGTGTATAAGTTTAAGAATCGGGTCGATTACTGTGAAATCATCATAATTTTCAGAAAAACGCCGTTCTATTCTAGTCAGGATGCATCCATCGAATACAAAAAACATTATAAATATAAGTATATGTGTTGCCTCTGCTATAATAACCCAATATCTGGACCCGGATAAAATGATTACAATTGATATTGCGGGGATAGCGTAGTGAAATATGCGCAGGGTTAAACATATCGTAGTATCATTTAGATTAGTTTTTCGAATGAAGCATTCTATACGATTTACTAACATTTTTTGTTTTTCCTTAGTTAATAACATTAATATTATTAATAATATTAATATTGAACTCATACGAATGAGCACTTAATCAAAATGTCGGGGTGTCTATAAATGCACTTACTTGGGTTGATTGTACATCCATCATAAATTCGCGAATTATGTATATTCCGATACATGCACTTACAAAAACTATTAACGTTTCGCGTGGAATTGGTTTTAATCCGTCGTTAACATCTCTGCGAACAAACCGCAATTCTATAAATTTACAAATGACAAATATACTTGATATAACTAACGCTTGCGTAAATAAAGTCTGCATAGTATTAAATACAAGTATTTATTTATTTATTTAACTACGCATTAAATATTGCCTTTATACGACAATTAATATTCTAATATATAATATGCGGAAAATTGAATCAGAATATGAAAATTTTATAGACAATCATTTGATAGATATATGTGAATGTATGAGTGACTATGTTCATAACCTGGGCATAACTCCGAATATTATAACAACCCTATCTTTGTTATTTGGATTGTCCACAGCAGTATCATTGTATAAATATCGGTATTATACCGCGTGTATTTTATGGAGTATATCTTATTATTTAGATAATTTAGACGGATATGTAGCAAGAAAATATAAGCAAACTTCAACATTCGGAGATTACTATGACCACTTTTCCGACTTAATAAAATTTTTAACGGTGTGGTATATATTATATTTAACCGATTCACGTAAATTTTATATAGTATCGATAGTATTGTGTATATTTTCACTGCTAATGCTTACACATTTAGGGTGTCAAGAAAAATATTACGATAAAAATGAAAGCCAATCCCTCGATTTTACGAAAGACCTTTGTCCAGTTACACTATTTAAAACCTTACCTAATACCTTAAATATAACTAAATATTTTGGATGCGGAACATTTAATTTAGTGATTGTATTATGTTTTTTATATTATAAATTCTAGGTGGTTAATCTGACTTTAGGAACCACGCATCCACCAGACCTACAATGCCGCAATGCCTTTCTTATATCATTTTGGTTTGAACCTCCGCTAAATGACATTTTATTTGAACTTAAATTTACCGAACTTCTTCCAACCGCATTAATTTTTTCAATGTTTGTATATTGAGAGGAATCTAAGTATTTATTTGTAATCGATGTGTTAGTTTTACTGGTTGAAATCAAAAAACGTACGCTTTTCAGATAATACGGGGCTGTCGACAGTGGTATATTTTTTTCTAACGTCGCATCATATTGAGACTGTTTCATCCTAATGTACGCTTGTCTATCCGACGCAAAGCTACTTCCATCGGTCATCGTTGCCGGTTTTAACGGCATACCCATATTAACAATCGTTTCGTTATTATTATTCGGCTGTTTTCTACTAAAGTCAGGAGGGCCGTTGAATTTTGAAATGTATGGAACAGACATATATTATATAAATAATTAAATAGTTGGTATAAACTCCCAATCCATTTCTTTACAAATATTTTTCCATATAACATCCTGTTCGATTCGTTTATCCCTATCCTTAAGCATAGGAAAATAAGGTAGGAATTGTGTTTGGTCAAGTAGTTCGCATAATTTATATATAGTATAATAATAATTTAAAAAATTAGTCCTTTTGTCAGGACAGCATTTTGAATAGGGTGCCTGAATTTCTATAAATAGATTGCATAGCTTTATCTCCAATTCAGGGGGCATAATTGGAGGTTTTATACCCAATTTATCTTTTATGAATGGTATATGTTCATAAAATTTGTTATATCCGAGTTTTTTTAAAATATCCTTTGCACGGGTATCTGTAAAGGCACTTAGTGATATTCTCTCCTTCTTTATTTGCTTTAATATGTTAACGATTATTTCTTCTGGGATTTGTGTAGTTTCCTTTGCTTGAAACTGTGCTAATATTTCTCTGAAATGATTAATTCTCTTATATGCATAAAAACATATTTCCTTAGGGGGTTCTTTATACGAAG